ATGTTCTCCTCAATATTTTTTGATACTCCTGTACCGACCAATCCTCAAGTTCTTTTGCGATCTTATCTACCCATGGGCCAGATTGTTGGTCACTTCCTGTTCTTCCGATAGCCTTCCATGAAGCTGGTACGCCCTGACCTGTCCCAGAAAGCGCCTCAGCGTACGGTAAATTGTTGTGTATGTGATAAACATTCCCAATCTTTTCAGCAAAGCCAGCGGGATAATTAGACCCTCTGGGTGGTGTAATACCTTTTGGAAAACTTCCGTCTATATTTGGTTTGCCGTCCGGGGCATTCTCTCCTATCTGCCAATCAGAACGAAATCTACCAGTATCTACAGGACTACCTAATTTTGCCCTTGAATCTGCCTCCAAAACAACAGCCCTAAGAAGTTGGTTTATTTGGAACTCCATATGTCCACCTATTCTTTCTGGGGGAATAATCATCATGTTCTTAAATAAAGCTCAAAGGAAAAAATACTAGCACCACTTCGATATGTTCTGATTCTCACGATTTGATGTACCTTGCTATCAATTACAACACGGTCTTTGGTTGTCGGTGTATAAGCCAAGGCATCAGCCGCCACAGTGCATTTTAGGTCTGCGGCTTGCACTAGGTCGTTTACCTCTCTATCGTTTATGTCTTGCAAAACTGCTTTTACTGTTGTATCGGCTGTTGTTTCGCTGATAACTCCTGTGGAAGTGTTGTAACTCCCCGCTGTTACCCTTCTTACCGTCACGCTTGTACCAACGCCCGGTATTTCCGCAACTTTGTCGATTACTTTTTGTATAGCTTTTGCAAATGACGGCATTAGACCAAATAAGCAATAACAGTACCGCTATCTAGTTTCACACTTGTTATTACTCCTTCGATTGCTGTATTAGATTTAAACTGTAAATCAGTTAAATCTCCTGTGATGTTTTCTGCTACCAAAGTATTGATAACTGAATCTTGCAATGCTTTGATACAACCGAAACGGCCTGTATGTGCGGCTGTATCGTTGATAATTTTTGCAGCGGGATAGTAGCCCATTAAATTAACTCCTTTTTAGTGAAATGTTACCCGGTCCGCTGATTCGCAGCCCAGTAAAGTACCGTTCAAAAAGCGGCGGCACTCTATCAGCGCCAACAGCGCCGTACTTATCTGGTTCAACCGCAACACCACCTACATTTAGCCTTCTATAATCCTCTAAACCTGATAAACCCAAACCATCACGGTTGTTGTTTAGATATACGGCTAATATAACTTGTGCTTTTTTTACTTGCTCAGGTATCTCTGTGTCTGTGTAATAATCTGTTGTGATTCGGTAAGGAAAACCAGTTGTATAAGTACTTGTGAAAGTATCCGGCTTTCTAACTCCTGTTCTTGGCCATTGAAGTGCCTGTGTATCGCTGGCTTTTGCTCCAAGGAACCTTTCTCTATCAATCCTTATGGTTGCTGTATATAATGCTCTATTTTTGTTGTCGTTTGAGGAACTATCCCAAGCTACAACGTCATCATCTGCTACTAATCCCTCAACAATGGCGTTTGCTGCATCCAAAGTTAAGTAGCTATTTGCTGATGCGCTTCCGGCTGTTGCTGTTATGGTTATTGCCATTTACTTGTGATGATTTTGCTTTTTTTTTGGGTTTTGGGGGAACCGAGGCCACTTTTGCGGCCTCCTGTTCTCTTAAACGCCTAAATGCGAATATCCCCATTAACCAGCTTTTAGAATCTGGTAGTTAAGTACAATAGCTTCTGATAAAGAACCAGCAGAAACATTAGCAACTGTAATCTTGAAAGACCCAGCGGCAATACTGTTTGCTTGAACTAAATAAGAACCGGCTGTACCAGCGCTTGCATGATTAACCACAACTACATCACTTGCAGTAATTTCAGAGTTTGTAACAGTGAAAGATACTTCAGCGGCAGCGGCTAGTGCAGCGTTGTTTAAAGTAATGACCCCAGCAACTTGGTTAAGAGTTACCGCAGTAGCTTTACTTGTGGCCTGAGTGACAGAACCTGTCTGGTCAGAACCTACACCGAGGGCGGCCCCGGCTGTTGCTTCAAATACTGATGGCATAATTAGTTACCTCTAGTCTTGAGTAGATACGTTAGTAGCTCTAACGATACCGATGTTCTTTGTCTCGTAAACTTTCGACCAGTTAGCTACGGTTCCTAGAACTGTTCTATTTGGGTTTGTTGTTGTAACAGCCCACTTAGACCCTACTGGGTGGTAGCAGTAATGTAAGTCAACAGCCATTGCGTCAGACTTAGCCAAAATGTCTCTGTCTGTCTCAGTTGTTAACCCTGCCTGCTCGCCACTTGCTACAGCGCCGGGAGTAAAGAAATATGTTGAATACTCTGTAGATGAACCAGAACCAGTTGTAGAAACATCATCTGATACGATCACGCGTAAACCGCAATATGTTGGAACTGTATCGTTTCCACCGCCGTATGCTGGGGCAATAGTACCACCAGATGCAGTTGCAGAACCGCCGTTTCCGTCACTTGCAAGAACATAGTCAACCATTTTTCTCTCAACGAGATCATAGTAGACCTTGCTATGCATACAAACTACTGAAAGTTTGTCGCCCTGATCTCCAAGGATTGATCTAGCCTTAGCAACGTGCTTTGGACTAAGTCCTGTTGGTGTGTCGCCGCTTTCAGAGTCAATACATAGATCAAAGAAAGCTGAGTTAGAATCGTTTGCATTTATAGAACCAAATACACCGTCTAGACAAGCTAAAAGGTCTTTCTGTCTTTGGTTAGCAATATATGCACCGATCTTTTGACCAATCGCAGCCATTGGGTCAGAACCCGCTGCAAGTGCTGCTAAATCTCTTGATTCAAATGCACGACCTCTATGTAGGATTACCCCAACTTGCTTGTCGGTTGTGATCTTACCGGGTGTTAAAGAACTTGAATCAGATAAAACCTCAAAATCTCCACTCAAGTTTGCAGAGAAAAAAGGTACGTTTATTAGATCACCACCCTCAGTAGCGTTTAATTCAGCCATAGGTTGAACAACACCGCTTGCTAGGAATGAATCCCTTTGTGTGGTCTGTTCTATAACATACGGCGTAAACACCTCGGGGATAATCATGTCACTACGAAGAGTAGCCATTGAAAATCTTGAAATAAAGTGTACGATATTGCGGGCGCAGCCCTACAGAGTCCGGCGCAGCCTTTCCCTAGTTACGATCTATAATAACCAAAAATCTACAAAATCAACAACTATTTCTTTGATTGATCTCTTAACCTGTAGTACAAATCTCTGTCAACTTGATACAATCTTGTTTGTTCTGTAAGATTTCCACCGTTTTCAAATGGGTTTTTGTCCATTCCAATAGGCAAGTTCCCTGATGTTTTTCTACCAATCGGTGCGCCTGAGCCTCTCGCTGGTTCTGATTTCTTTAACCAATCTGGTAGGCTCTCAGCCCACTTGGCAACTGGGGTCTCCTCATATCCATCAACAACAACTACCGTTCCATCTTCACGCCTTTTGATTTGCTCCGGGCTAAGTTTTGTTTTTAATACCATGTCGGGGTCATGGACAATATCAGCCAAAGCAGAAACCGTTGGCGTGATTAATTCCAACTCTTTTACTTTTTGTTCTAATTTTTTAATCTGTTCATCTTTTGTTGCACTTGCTTCCCTAAATTGCTGATCTCGGGCTTGTAGCGCTTCTGAATACTTTCCTTTGGCCTCTAATTCCGCTTGCTCGGCCTTTTGTTTGAACTCTAGTAGTTTTTGTACGTCCGTACCGTCAGGCATTGTGGAGAGCGTTTGCTCTAACTTCTGAAACTTTTTCTTTTCGTCTAGTAATTCTTTGTTTTTTGCGTCCATTGATTGAACGCGACTTTCGAGAGCCTTGATTTGTGAAAGTAGCTCTTCATTGTTGTTACCAGTTGGCGCAGCCTCTTGGTTAATTTCTTCTGACATAAACCCGCAGGGTAAATTTGTTTTTATATTAGCTCCACTTTACACGATTTGCCCAATAAGCTGCACTTGTCTTTCCTTTTGCAATATTTTTGGCGTGTCTAGCCTTAAAACTTTTACGTTTTGCCTTGTCTGCCTCTGATTCTCCTTTTCTGGGTGGTTTTGTACTAGCTCCTTGCGCTCCAAATCGTATCAATCGCTGTTTACCTCCATCATTTATTACAACAGCGTGAGACTTTCCCGAACTATGCCCCGGTGTTCTTATGGGTTTGTCTACCCCTTCAAATGTATGGCCGCCTTTTTTTATTGCCATTATCTTCTTTTGTTATATCTTGCGTATATCGCAGAATCGGCTGTTCTGGCTTTGTCTCCCCTCATGTAGCTGTTTACCCTACCCATCGCCCAAGCACCCATTGGGACGTTTCTGCTACCTGATGAAAGATACGCGCCTTGACCTTTTCTGTAAACCTCCGCAAGTTCGCCATAAAAAAACTTTGTACCCTCAGCTTTTTTCTTGAGGCTACTTTTTATTGCGCCGCTTAGTGGTTTTCTTCTTGCTTTTTGTGACATCTTGTTTTGTGCGTGAACGTGATACCGCAGCAATGTCTATGAACTCGCCACGTTTGTAGGCTTCGGCGGTACGCTTGATCTCTCTTGCTTTTGCCGCCTTGTTTTTAGCTCCCGAAAGATATTTCTTTGGTAGCCCGGTTTTTTTATCTTTTGCTGTACGCCTTAATTTAGGCATTAACAGCTTCCTCAATCTGAGCCACTAGCTTTTTGTGAGATAGTCGCTTATCAAGTTCAATACCAATCGTACGCCCAAACTTTTCTAACTGCGCCTTTGTCATACTTCCAAAGTCAGGCTTTATAGGCATTGGACAAACTGGCTCAGGTTTGGGGTCAGAACCGTCAACAGAAAAAGTTAATGGGGTCATCTTTTTTTACCTCCCTTCTTCTTTTTCTTTTTTCCACCCATTTTGTACATTGATGCTGGCATTAGGAAACTCCAGTTTTTTCTATTATACCTAATTCTTTGTCATCAGCTTTTATTTGCTCTTGGCCTTCTAAAATCTCTACATTTTTTGCGTCAAAAAGATCAACCATAAAAATATACAAATCCATCGCAAAACAACTGGCCAGATTGAATTTATGCCCTACTGAGTTGTAAGCAAACTGAGATTCAAACTCAATATCTTTTCTAATCTCCTCACTACCAGCAAAGGAAACAAGACCGGGGGACGTACGCAAAGTTAGCGTTGCATTTTCTGTACCTTCTGTGATTCGTAGTTTGACAGCCATTAATAAACAGTTCTGGTAAGGGACAAGATCATGTAGAAATGCTCCGGGTCTGCTTGGTATAAACGAAACATTGACTCGGGATCACTAAAATGCTCTACCCCCATACTAATCACTTCTGTAGCTGAGTCATATTCTTGCCCCGGTTTCAGACCTTTTGGCATCTGGTTTGCTGGTGTTCTGGTTGATGATGTTCTTTGCTTATAAGGTCGGCCAACATAAGGAGAAATAAAACTATCTGCCAAAACTGATTCTCTTTGCGCGTAACCGTCCATGATTGTACCTTTCAGCTTTTTTGGACTCACAGGGAAGTCACTTTTTATCCTTTTTGTTCTAAAAGCTACTGCTAAATCTAAGTTTTTTTCTTCAAAGCCTTCTAAACTATGGCCTATTTCGTGA